TCTGTTGTTTTTCTAAGTGGTGTAATATCATAAAGTGATGTGTTGACTAGTATATATAAGTGATTGTGTGTACCTATAGCTATTCTATCTTCACCATCTGATATAGCCCTCCAATACACCATATTCCTTGCAATGCCTTGAATTGCAGTTTCTATAGTAGTGACATCACCTGCTTCATTTACTGCAGTATAAGCTTCCTTTTCCCAACCACCTATTTTTTCTGCGTATCCATTTTTAAATCTTACAAGGTTACCATCTATCCAATACGGCCCGTTCTTGCCTGCAGAATACTGCGTAATATCCTTTACTATACCTGGTTTAATTTGCATCAATTGTAAAGGCATTATGTAACAAACCCTATATTTCTCATTCTTTCACAAAGTCTATTAGCTCTATTAGGAACTTGCTTTGCCCATTTACTATCTTCCATTTGTATAGCAGCTTCTATCCAATTATGGTCATCTACTGCTTCCTTCATTTTTTTAAATGCACTCAAACGAGGGCGACCAAGATTAAACATCATATTGGCAATGATTAATTGTGCCTCTTCTGGTAACTGATAAAAGTTGTCATATAGTATTGTGCAATCTTCTATAACCTTTTCTATATCCTCAGCAAAGCACTCATCAACTCTTTCTTTTGACACTTCAGTTCCTACATCCATATCGTTTTCTGGGTCTTTAGCTCTGCATAAATGTCCAATACCAAACGTCTTATAACCTAAATGATCTAAGTAAATTTCATACTTACATCCTTCGTCTTCTATAAGTTGTTGTTTTAAAACTTCGATATCCATTTATCTTCCTTGTTTACGCCTTAAACATTCAACATGTTTATAATAGAAATAATTACCAATTTTATTGAAGAAAGTAGATAAACGCAACCAATTCCACATCATTTAGTCAAACCCTTTTGCTTCTCATATGTTCTAAGACCACCTAATCCTAGCATACCCATTAACACAGTCATAAGTGAACCCATATCAAAAACTGGAAGCTCTGGTATAGTTACACCTAAATATGCACATAAAAATATTGTAACAGGTGCTAGTACAAAATGCCAACATAAAGCGATGCCACAAGTCCAACCAATGAACGGTCTCCAGCCAGCCACAAAGATTGACTTATGTTGTGCTTCTGCTTTGTTTATTTCTAACTGACCTTTAGCTAGTTCTTGTGCATGGTTCTCAGCCATAGTTGCCACTTCATGTGCCAACTTGTTCTTCATGTCTTTATCTTCTATAAATTTACCAAGTAAATTAGATACTGGCCCGATCAAAGCAGTCAGCATTAGTACACCCTCATTTTATTTGTATCTAGATTAGCTACCAATTTACACATGCATTGGTAAACTTGCTCTTTATCATTTTTTTTTATAATTTGATTATGCAATAGATTTTTATAGGACAAACAGTCATTTATGTTTTTAAAGTATATAAATTCCATTGTAGCCCCCAAATAGCAGACTAGCATGAACGCAGTCACTTTCTAGACATCCACGCTGTAGTTCCCATGTATGCACCAACTATTCCAGCACCAGATAAATAAAATAGGTTTGATATATCAGACAACGCTTTTACTCTTTCTAAATCTACAAAAAACATAGCCACAGTAAATAAACCCATAGAAATCAGTGTGTATCTAGCCATTCTTAATTGAGCTAAATGTTTTCTTAATTCATCTTCAGTTTTTTTTATTTCCTTGACATGAGACAACTCTTCGTCAGTTACGACACCATCACCATCTTCGTCATATTCTTCGTACTTACTGTTTTTTTCCAGCGTTTTCATTACATTTTATATATTATCGTTGCCATAAAAATCATTAATGTTCCTGCTACGCCAATCATTATACTTTCTATTCTTTTAATACGCAGAATAGTTTCCTTCCAGCGTTCTGCACAAACCGCTTCATGAGTATCTAGTTGGGCTTTTACTTCAGTAGTCTTGACCATTAACCAGCCTTTTCCTCTTGCCCCTCATCATTATTTTGTTCCAATGATGATTTTAATCTTCCTAAATATTGAGTTTGCAAAACTGAAATTTCTTCACTAGTTTCTCGAAGATCATCTTGTTTTATCGCATATGATTGCAGTTTTTGCACCCATCTGATTTGTTGTGCAGACAAATCCTCTTGATTATACTCTTTACCATCAATATTGATTACGTTTGCTGTTTGTTCACTCATGCTGTGTAACCTTGTCCTGCTGTGATTGCAGAGTTAACTGCTGTCATATCTTCACTAGTCCAATAGTCTTTAGCAACCATAATCTCTAAGTGTTCTACGTTCCTATCAACACAGTCTTGTTTCTCTTCTGCTGTATCATCTGCCATTGCTGTTCCTGCAATGATTGCATTGATAAGGTCTACTGAGTGACCCATAGCTGTATAGTGTTGTGCTATTTCTTCTGTTGTTAGTTCTTCTGCCATTTTTATTCTCCTTTTAAGTTAAGCATTTTCTAATGTTAATATACGAGCTTCAAGTGCATCGTTCTTTGCTGATAGCTCTTGTATTGCTTTTGTTAAAATTGGTATTAATGCTGACTCTGCAATCTCTTGAGAACCATCATCTCTTTCATCCCAAAGTGTAAAGCCATCTTTTATTTCAGAATGTGCATCAATAACTGCTTTAACTTCTTGTGCTATAAAGCCATGATTAGTGTTAGCATTTTTAAATACTTCAGTAGAGCCTTCTTCATAAGAATTAAATGTATTAGGTATGTCACCTAAGTTTTTATATTTAAATGTTCTTGGCTGTAAGTCATTTATAAAACTTAATCCTGCCGTAGAGTTTACAATATCTTTTTTATAGCGTTCATCAGAAACTGTTGACCACGTTGTACTTCCATGTAATGCTCTAATATCACTACTACTTTTTCCTATTGTAGTGTAATTACTTGCACCCGCAATATTATAACCAAGTGCAATAGCAAATTCATTACTAGCTGCAGTTACTCTAGATAAAGAGCCTACGCAAACATTATAAGTTCCAGAAGTTACATTGTAACCAGCCTGATATCCTAATAGTACATTCTGTTGACCAGTAGTTACATCATCTCCTGCTTCATAACCAAGTGCTGTGTTTTTAGTACCAGTGGTACTATCAAACAAAGATTTATAACCCACTGCTGTGTTGCTTGCTCCTGTTGAAGATTCTAATGCTTCTCTACCAATGGCAACTTGATTATCACCAGTAGCATTTAGCATAGCTTGCCAACCAACTGCTACCGAGTTATTTGATGTTGCATCATTATACATAGCTTGATAACCGACTGCTACGTTGTTTGAGCCTGTAGTATTGTCGTATAAAGCTTCACTACCAATCGCTACATTTCTAATTCCTGTAGTGTTCCCACCTAAAGCAACATATCCAACTGCTGTATTATTACTAGCTGTTGTATTGTTAGCTAAAGCACTTCTACCAACTGATACATTTTGAGTACCTGTAGTGTTATCAAACAAACTATTATACCCAACTGCCGTGTTGTCAGATGCTGTGCTGACTTGCAAAGCTGAAGTACCAATAGCAGTATTATTATCACCACCTGTTATACCTAAACCTGCTTGATAACCCACTGCAACATTGTTTTCACCAGAACTCTGACTTCGTAATGCTCTGTAACCAATACCCACAGAATTATTTCCAGTTGTATTATTCTCTAATGCTTGAGTGCCTAATGCAGTTAACTTTGCACCAGTTGTCGTATCCATAAGCGACTGATAACCAACTGCTGTGTTGGCAGATGCTGTGGTGTTGTTCAGCAAGGCTTGCATACCAATAGCTGTATTTTCTGAGCCAGATGTATTAAAATAAAAAGAATTTCTACCTACCGAAGTATTGCTTAAACCTGTGGTATTTGTTGTCATTGCTCCGTATCCCAGAGCAGTGTTTGAAGCACCAGTAGTATTTGCAGTTAGTGCTTGATACCCAACTGCCGTGTTGTTGTCTGCTGTGGTGTTGGCTGATAATGCTTGATAGCCCATAGAAACATTATAATTTCCTGTAGTATTTGCATCTAAACTAAATACACCAACTGATACGTTTCGTGTTCCTGTAGTGTTTACACCCATAGAAAATCTACCAATAGCTATATTATGGTCAGCAGTCGTATTTGCATTTAGAGCCTGTCTACCTATTGCAGTATTAGAAGAACCAGTGGTGTTGGATTCAAGTGACTCAAACCCAACAGCTATGTTGTCTCCACCTGTAGTATTATCTCTTAATGCAGTATACCCAACTGCTGTATTATTAGATGCTGTGGTGTTTGCATATAGTGCCTGATAACCCACTGCGGTGTTGAAAGATGCTGTGCTGTTGAATGCAAGTGCGGAAACACCCATAGCAGTGTTTCTACTGCCCGTTGTGTTATTTTTTAACGCACCTACAACAACTCCTGTCCAAGTGCCACCAATGCCAACATTTCCATTACCTGTTGTATTAGAAGATAAAACATCTGAGCCAATGGCTGTAAGCCCAAGACCCGTGGTGTTGGCATATCCTGCTTTATACCCAACAGCGGTGTTGAAAGCGGCGGTAGTATTAGAGTACAAAGCCGTATATCCAACTGCTACGTTGTTATTTGCTGTGGTGTTTGCTAGTAATGCGTCTGTACCAACAGCAACATTACTAGCACCTGTTGAATTACTTTGTAGTGCATCTGAACCTATGCCCACGTTAGCACTACCAGTCGTGTTGCTGTCTAAGGCATCTTTACCAACTGCAACATTATCATCACCAGTCTCATTTTGTTGTAAAGCAAGATAACCTACTGCTGTATTGCTTGCACCTGTAGTATTGTCTCTTAATGCAGTATAGCCAACTGCTGTATTCTCAGATGCTGTGGTGTTTTCTTGCAGAGCTTGTCTTCCAAATGCTGTATTATAACCCCCAGTAGTATTTTCTTCTAAAGCATTATATCCTACAGCAGTAGCACTTGTACCAGTAGTGTTTGAGTTTAATGCTTTCCAACCAACAGCAGTCTGATTACTTGTAGTATTTGCGTATAATGCTTGATAACCAACTGCTGTATTGTTAGATGCTGTGTCATTAGAATATAATGATTGTTGCCCTAATGCTGTATTAAGTGTGCCTGAAGTATTTGTAAACAAAGAAGATTGACCAATAGAAGTATTATTAGATGCTGTGTTATTACTTAACGCACTAGTACCAATACCAACATTGTTATTGCCACTAATGTTTGCATCTAAAGAAAATGCACCAACTGCAACATTGTCTGAACCAGTAGTGACAGCAGTTAATGAACCATTACCTATTGCAGTATTATCATCACCACTAGTTAAACTATCAAGAGCTTGGTTACCCAAAGCTACGTTATTAGAACCAGTTGGATAATTACCATCTAGCTTGATTGTGCCACCATCTACTGAGAGGTTACCACTTATCGTTGTGTCCCCAGTTAGTGTTGTGTCCCCAGAAGTCTCAAGTGCAAAAGATGCAAAAGCATCAACGACTGCTGCTCCGCTGCCAGCACCATCAAGATATACTGCCTTGGTCTCACCACTAGCTATAGTTACGTTTGCCCCACTACCTTGAGATATATTTATGGACTGGCTGCCTGTTGTAGCGTTTTCAATAAACTGAAGCCTTGATACTGTATTAGGGGCAATTGTTAATGTTCTTGTTGCAGTCAATGTTGCTGACGATGTTACCTTGAAGTACATTGCCCTCGCTGGATCTGTAGCCCCATCTGCAACTGTTGTTGTGGCGTCAGCGTCTGAGGTGAAACAATCTTGTGTATTAAAACCTAAAGCCTCTCCTATAAGCTCTAAGTTTGTATTCGTTATTGTGCCCCATGTACCACTGGCATCGCCAGTAGCCATTTCATTAAGTCTAAGATCATTAACGTATGTGCTTGCCATTTTAGTCTATCCTTATAATTGCTGCCGCTCCTGCTGCTGGAAATACAATTCTAAATGTACCACTTGAAACTGTAAAGTCTCCACCAAAATCCAAAACTGCTATGGCTTTGTCTGCGTTAGTGCTATTATATATTAAAGCACCTCTAGCAGTAAAGCTTGCACCAGTCCATTCTGGGTCAGCCGCATCAAAGTATGCAGTTGTGCCAGTGGTTGCTACTGTTGTTGATGTTAATGTTTCTCCACCTGCTGTGTATCCAGTTCCTGATATTTCATTTGTTGCAGAATACGCAGTAGTTGCTGCTCCTAATGTTGCAGAACTTGTGTAAAGTGCTATTTTTAGTGTATCAGCTTCAAGATCCTGTTCTTTGTTTAAAACATCTTCCTTAAAACTTGTACACATTGCTTGTGTAATCGCCATTTTTTAAATACCTCCTTCGTATTCTGCTCTATAATTACGTTGCATCTCTTGTTGAAATAAAGCTATTGCTTCATCAAACTGTGCTTTATACAAGTTTACACTATCGGGTGCCTTTAGAAAAGAGGAACTTTCATATAGGCAAGCTGATAATAAAACTTGCTCTGCATTATCTCCTATCCAATTATTAGATATGACAGCAGATAATCCTGGTTCTAAACCCACGAAATCCACCTCATAAGCAAGCGTTGCTGAAGGTACTGGGCCCAGTAATATTGTTATACCATTTGTGTCAGCATCTTTTGTCGCATACATAAATGGTGTGCCTTGTGTAGTGGCATTGGGAACATAATCTCTTAAGTAAGAATCTAATCTATGTTTTAAATATATTACATCACTATCTGCTTTGGTCACTGACACTTGCCTAATCATTCTAGCGTCAGCTACTGCATATTCTGCTGTGCCAATAACAAGGTTACCACTCTGTTTTTGTCTGTAACAAGGTAAACTAGGTAATCTAGCAAATATCATTGCCTCTGCTTGTGTTATAATATCTGGTATAGAGTTTTGAAACTCTGTACTATCATCTTCCATAAAATTTTGTATGTCTGCTACTAATTCTGTATAATTCATTTATTCACCCCAAGTTCCATCACCCCAAGTAACGTCTCCCCATGATGAATAATCAATGGTTATACTTGTTGTGCCTATTGCTCCTGTTCCAGCTATGCCAGTTTCTATTGCCTCTGACACACCTATTTCTTCGCCAACTGTGCCAGTCGCTCCTATGCCAGTTACACCAGTTACTTGTAATAGAATGTTACCATTTCCACTTACGCCAAACGCTTCTGTAGCACCAGTTCCTGCAACTCCAGTTTCATTAATTTCTGATTCTGGTGTTTCTACACCAATTGCACCAGTACCATTTACGCCACTGACTGGGGCATCAGTAGTTATGTAGAATGTAAATGTTCCAATAGCTCCAGTACCAGCGACACCAGTAACCACTACATCTTCGTTATCTGAAACTATAAAATCTCCTATAGCTCCAGTTCCAGCTTGACCACTTGGATTTGCTTCTATTTCAACATTTTCTGTTCCAATAGCCCCCACTCCAGCTATGCCAGTCTCATTAATTTCTAATTCTACAACTTCTAATCCTATTGCCCCAGTTCCAGCAACACCAGTGGCATCCACTTTCATGTCAGCCCTAATTGTATCTGGAAACCCAATAGAGCCTAAACCTACAATACCTACACCCTTTTGTGAGCGTTCTACTTTTGAAGCAAATATATCTTGTGTACTATAGCCATAAAATATAGATACATTTTCAGGATCATTGTCTGGTCGTGGTTGAAATAATGCAGTAGCATCTACAACATTTTTGGCTGGCGTTAATTGTGGGTGCTTCGATTCCCATTCACTAGGCTCAACTCGCAATCCATCCCAAGTCGTCTTAAGATCAGTGTATTTAATCTTAAAACCACTTCTATCGCTTATCGCTACAGATTTTTTACCACTAGCTAATTTCGCCATTATGTCATATTCAACGCTGTTGGCTGAACCCTCAAGCTTACGCCATCATTATCACTGGCAGCCGCAAAGTTAAAAGACCTCTCATACATCTCATTCAACAATTGAAATTTTTCTGGTGCATACTTCATAGCAAGTTTGGAAGCTAATCCTGCACATATTGTGTCGTTCCATCTATAAGGTATGTCTGCATCTTGGTTGGATAATGTTACATCTTCTAATTGGTTCATAGCCCAATATACCAAAGAATATGTGGATGTATTAGGTACTGACCAAAAGTAAATGACTGGTGTGTATTGCCTATCTATCATGTACTGACTAGGTTTTCCTGCAGTGTCCTTGTTAGGTAACTGATTGTATTCTTGTATTGTAACTCTGTTGATAATTTGATCTGTATTACTTGAGCTATCTCTTATAACTGCATCTAATATATCTATTGTTCCCACTGGAAGTGTGTAACTTGTAGTGCCATTAACTAATGTCAATGTGTTTTGTGAGACAGTCCAATAGTTTATGCCCCTATTAGCAAACTCAGAAAACAATAAGTTTATGCTTCTTCTTGCAGATATAGCTTGATCTCCAGTTCGAGTCTGAATATCTATTCCACATCTTTCATAAGCCTCAGTGATTATTTCTTCTACATCTGGTCTAAATGCAACTGTACCACTTGTTGCCATACTTAAGCTCCATCGTTTTGTATATATATAAAATCTAATCCTGCAGATATCGCTATGTCTGCTCCTGCACTGTCGCCTATGGCTCTTACTTCAATATCTGTCTTCTCTTCAAACTTTAAGGGTATGGTGTATCCTTGATGTACTGAACTTTCTGCCTTCACAAATTTATCTTTAATCTGAAACACTTCTCCTTCTGGTCTTGCTACCAAGTGAACTGTGCAATATTTGTTATTTTGTGTAGTCGCTACAGTTATATCTGTCTGTAATAGATATGCAGTATAACCTCTTGGAACTGTCCACAATGCCATTAGAGTTTGATTGTCGCCTATAGCTATAGTAGCGTACTTATTTGCTGGGACTCCAGTCGTGACTGTACCAGTTCCTGCATATATAACCCCAGCATTTTGCTCACCACTTCCTGCAGACCTAATGACCATCCTATTAATTCTTAAAAATTCATTAGTTGTATTTACTGCAGTTTGTCCATTTAATGTAACTGTTTCACTTATTTCATCATAGTTTGTGTCTAATCCAGAAAGCTCTACAGTTCTAGCACCAGTTCCTGCTGAAGTATCTGCAGTTGATGAGCTAGACACTTTAAGTACAGAAGCAGAAGCTAAATAGGAATATAAGCCACCTTGTGCCCATACTGTCTCTAACGAATCATCTACATCAGCATTAAAACCAAATTTAAAATTAGATTTGTGAAATGATATTTGATTACGAGCTACTTGAAGATAAAATGGCTCAGTAGTTCCAACCCTACTAATTGAAGATACTTGAGCCATATTTAATCCCCTTAATAATCTTTGGACACTCTAAGAA